GATCGCAACCATCGAAAAAAGCGCCACATCCGCCAGCCCGACCCAGTGTGTTAGACCAAGTTCAGAGCTGGCGCGAAGAATACCGTGCATAAGACCTATGCGAATTGCCGAACTATCTCCGTACCCCGAATGGCGCCGCTTTAATATGGCGAACCGAGATATTTCACCCGTCGTCAGAGGCGGCAGGCCCCGCATTAGTCCAGGCGCACAGACCGGCGTCATGGGCAAGCCGCTCACGCCACCGGTGAGGGAGAATGGAGGGATGAGGCGCGTCGTTGCAACGGATCGACGGCTAGAGCGATGGATCACAAGCACATGCCGCGCGCGGCCGTCGAATTCGTCCGCGTCTCGACCGATGGCATCCGGTTCGTGATTCCTGACTCTGGTATGAATCTTATGTCGGATGCGGAGGCATTCGTTGACTAAACTGGTGGTATCTGCAAGCAGAACCGCAAATTCGCCGGACCAGAGTGAGGGGACCATCATCCCAGCAATATTTTCCAACCACTGCTGGTCCTCAGGATCCATCTGGGCTTGGCTAAAGCTGGTCGGATCAACCCGCTCCGCATTCCGAATAAAAGTGCCTCGCAAGTCACTTCGTGAGAAGTCAAATCCACGGAGGTCTGCCCCAGAGAATCGCACACCTCGCAAATCCCGTCGACAAAAATCGGTCTTAGGATTCAAACGTGCCGCGGCAACAACATGATGGAACAATCCGCTTGGCTCGGTGTATAGCGCCACCAGGTCAGCATCGAGAGTCTCGCGAGCCATCCCATGACCTTGCGAAGCGTTCGGCATCACACGCGGCGCCCCGCCGACATGGAGGCTGATCGCCTCTTCGATTTTACGGCGCTATTTATATGCGGGATGGCGGCATCCGCCTCTTCGTCAGCGGCGCGCACTACCTCACAAATCACCGTCGCAATTGGCATTTCGTCGTCGTGCCATGAGGCTGTGCTCAATGCCATGTGGCGCTCCAACCTCTAGGGCAGCAATTCTGTTTCGCATCATCATCGTAGCTCTATCGCTATCTGTTCGGCTAGTGCTGCTGCCGTCGACTCTTTCGACAAGGAGACCATCACGGACGGTAACGACGAAAGTCAACTCGCCATGGTTCTGCCCTTCCTCAAACTGCACCTCGCACGTTTGCGCAAGGCCCGATACCGGCCGGTGGAAATAGCGGCCTTCAAGACAGCCAGCCGCTTTACGTGGATCCCCATATTCAGGATGGCCAATTCGCCATCCGTCGGGCACCGCCTGCACTTCATAGATATCTAGTCTTTTCGTCGCTAGTGTTTCGCTGCTGTTCTTATGCTGCCGGGAGAATGCCCTACTTGCGCGTATACCGACAGACGCATTGGGCCCTTGTGACGTTACCGCGGCCCTGCCGCTCAGGCCGGCAGCTAATTCCGAGGTTTTCAGAGCGTAGGACTTGTCATATGTTCGGATCTCAAATTTCCCTTCTAATATTGCGCTCTCATACTTGCTGTCGGGATCGATGCGCATTTCGCCTGACCGGTAGCGGACGTAGCAATAACGTAGGCGAACGCGGAGTCGAATTTCTCTCAACGCAGTTTCAAATTGCCCCGAAAGACTGCGGCCAATCCGTTTCAACAGACTAGGCTTCAGACGGATCGCGATATGATGCTCCTCAACCTCAAGTAGTAGGTCCAGGGGGAATTTGTTGCATAGACGGTTGCCCGGTGCGCGGACGTGCAATGCCACCAAACGTTCGAGTGGGCGCAGTATGCTCTTGACTCGGAACGACCCGTCTCTCTGATTCTCGTCAGCCATTGGGGATCCTGACTATGTTGCCAGAGCGGCTTCTGAGACTATAACATAAGAACTGAGGATGACCAGTTCCAAAGCTAGGCCATATCAGCGTCGTTATCCGACTCCGTGCAAGATCCCGCGCCGAGGGCCGTCCGCTTTGGGACGTCGGACAAAAAAAGGATGCCGCTTGGCGTGTGTGGGATTGAGCGGTACCAAGCCACTAACCTCTGCTGCACCCTTGCGAACGTCACTCGGGCGTCCGCTTGAGCCGCCGGGTTAGCCTCCGCCGGATGTCCTCTCCACGCATTGTAGACAAGCAGCCGCAGCCGTTACTCGCGTCGCGCCCGCTGAAATCTGAGGCCGCTCATCACTGCCACGCGCACTCGGTCAGCCAGGCCGTTCGCGATAGCCTGGTCGAGCGCCAGCTCCAGGAACGGTCGCGGCAGCAGGATGCGCTTTTTTGAGATAGCGCTCCGCTTCATGCGTCGAGGCCTGATCGAAGCGGCCGATACGAAGCTCGATGCCTTGCCAGTGTTACCGCCGCCACCCTTCGCGCCACGCGAAAGGAACAGGGCGTAGAACTCGGAGGCGCGAATCGTGACGCCCTCGCCATCCTTCCAGACCCGAGCGCGGATCGACCGCGCCAGCTTGCCCGAGACGCTCCGCGGCGGCTCGCCAGGGGCAGACGGATGTTTCCTGCTGCCCGCCCGGATCAGGGCGCGAGCGCGCGCCACGACCTCGGCACCGACGCCGCGCATGACGGCGCGCACCTGCTGCTTGCCGGCCACGATCGTCCAGCCGCCCGGCACCGTGATGTGCAGAAGGGCCATCAGACACGCTTCTCCAGTTCGCAATCGAGCCGCAGGAACCGCTGGCGGCCGTCGATCGGCATCACGCGCCGCACGCGGAACCGTTCGACCATTTCGCTCTCGTCCGGCCGCTTCGTGATGCGGAAAATGACGTGGGTCGTGTCAACCCAATCGAGCCACCGAATGACGATGCGATGGGTGACCGGGGTATTGACCTGTTCTGCCGCATAGAAGGTCATCGTTCCGATCGGCTGCACATCGGCCCGCACGGTCTGCCGCTTCGCGATGGTTTCCAGGAATTCCGGGCTGTCGGGGTCCGCCGCCTGCTCGCGGGTCGCAATCACCACCCGCCAGCGCAGCGAACCGATCCGAATCGCGTTCGGGTCCGGCCCCAGCTCGGGTCCTGGCGAAGCCATCACCTCACCCGCCCAGGAACTGCAACCGCTGCCGGTCGAGCAACCAAGTCGCCGCGTCAGGCATCGCGGCAGCGGAGTCACCACGATGCTCGTAGAGAAATGCCGTGGTCATCATAATCGCCTGGATCACCGTCAAGGGCACATCGTCTACGTCGCCATAGCCAGCGACCATCGAGACTTGCAGGTGTTGCAGCTTGGTCCGGTAGGCGGCGAAGCCGCCGCTCAGCACCGTCTCGGGGCCGATGAACAGCGTGGCCGGCTCCAGCGTCAGGTCGGCGACATAGCCAAGGATCGTCGCTGGCGGCGTGACCGGCAACGAAGCCGGCGAGATCGTCGTGGCGTTACCCCATTCATCGAGCGTCGTCACTGACACGATCGATTGCACCGGGGCGCGCGGCAGCTCCAGGGTCCCGTGCAGCCGGAGACGATCACGAGGCAACTCGGATGACGGCCGCATGGTCCACAGCAGCGTCTGCGTCAGCAGCGCGCGGCTAAGGTAGCCCTCCGCCATGATCCGAGCCGCGGTCAGGTAGCCCGTCAGCAGTTCGTCGTCCGCGTTGCTGTCGATCCGGCAATGTCTCTTGACCTGCTCGATCGACACCGGTTCCGCGGTCGGTTCCTCTGTCACCGTCAGCGTGGTTCGCACCGCTCGGCTTTCCGCCTTTGCGCATAGGTGCCGGCATGTCCCGTGTCAGGTAGGCGTCGCGTTTGATCATGGTGTGCCTTTCCGGTGGCTGGCGTGGCTTCCCGTACTGGGAAGTTGTCGCTTGCTTCCCATATTGGGAAGCTCTACAATGTCTCGATGAACGTGATCGCCCGCAAGAACCTGGAGGCTTACTGGCGGCGTCACCCGGAAACCGAACAGCCGTTGCGGGCGTGGCTGGTCGCGGCCAGGACACAGATCTGGACCAGCATGCACGACATAGTGAGTATGTTTTCCAAGGCCAGTCCGATCACCGCCGAACGATGCGTATTCGACATATGTGGCGGCAATTATCGGCTGATCGTGGCGGTCAAGTTCTCGGCTTCGGTTGCGTTCATCAAGTTCATCGGCACGCATGCGCAATATGACCGCGTGTCGGCTGCCACTGTTTCTGAGTTCTAGGATGTTCCCATGCGAATCCACCCCCTCCGCACCGAGGCGGACCATGCAGCGGCGGTCGCCCGCGTCGAAGCGCTCTGGGATAGCCAGCCCGGCACGACCGAACATGACGAACTCGAGGTCCTTGCCGTTCTCATCTCGGCCTATGAGGATCGGCGCTGGCCGATCCTGCCGCCCGATCCGGTGGAGGCGATCAGATTTCATATGGAACAGAATGGCTTCAGACAGCCGGACCTTGCACGCATTCTCGGCAGTGAAAGCCGAGCTTCGGAGATCCTTAACCGGCGGCGCCCACTGTCCGTCCAGATGATCAAAGCTCTTCACAAAGCATGGTCTATCCCGTTGGAGTCACTCATCGGCATGGACCAGGCCGCTTAACCAGCAAGCAGCGTCTGCCGATCCCCTTCACAGCATTTCCGATCGGGTGACGATGTTCACCACGGCGGAAGCGACCTGGTTCACCGGAGATCCAGCAGTTCCGCTGCGCACCTGGACCAGGTTGACCCCTCGCCAGAGATAGGAGGGATCGGCCAAGGGAATGATGAACTGACCCGCTGCGGCGGTGATCGTCACCTCGTTGCCCGCGCCGTCGTACACACCACCTCGCGGCCATAAAGGGTCGAGAACGGCGTGGCCGACAGACCGCCAGGTGGCAGATAGACGAGCTGGCCGCCGGTGCCGACCGCCTGGTTCATCGCCATAAGCTGCGGCAGGCAGTCCTGGTTGATGAACCACACTGCGTTTTTCGCCGACCGCGCCCAGAGACGCGCCCACATCTGGTCGATGTTTTCCTTGACGATGGTCGCCGCGGCCTGCCCGGTCACCTTCGGTATCGTAATCAAGCAGGGGCTTTTCAGGTAGCCGAACGGCATGCCCGCTCCGGTGCCTTCCACGATCGCGTCCTCAGTCATGAACATGACTTCTTCCGAGAACGCCTGGGCAGCGATCGAGGTCAACGCCGTCGAGTCCTGCAACAGTTCGTCGGTGGTGTACATCACCGACATCAGCTTTTTCAGATCGAACTCGATGGTGCGGAACTTCGGCTTCGACGGGGTGACCGCCGTCCCTTCGCCTACCCAGTTCGACGCCACGCCACCCCAGCGGCTCCCGGTCCCCCGGCTGGTTTCGTCCACGCCCGGTATCTTGATGCCGTTCGCGTTGGCGCTGATCGGCAGCTTGTTCACCCGGCTGAGGATCTCGCCCATGTCGTGCGCGAGCATGAAGATCGAGGCCGCGAAATCGACCTGGACCAGGAAGCCGCCGCCGGTCGGATCGACCTCTCCGGCACCGGTCGGCGCGCGCACCAGCCGCCGGTCGGTGTCGCTGCCCTTCGAGCTGTAGTGCTTGAAAACCGCCTGGAGCTGCTCGCCCAACGTCCGGTATTGCTCGCCCGCGCGCGGCGTGAAATCCAACCCCTTCCGGGCCAGGCTGAGATAGTCGTCAAAGCCGCGCAGCTTGCCCTGGCGCGGGTCCATGCCCCGGATTTGCGATAGGGTGCGCTGCGAGGGGTTGATCTCCATCACATCGTCGCCCGGACCGGCGCCGATCGGCCGAGCCAGCTTGGCGGCGAGTTTCTCCGCGCGGTCAAGCTCCCCGATCATGCGCTCCAGGTCCTCGACCTCACGTTCCTTGGCGGCAAACGCTGATGTGCCGGCCAGGGCTGGCAGTTGATCCACCGCCTCGCCAAGGGCGCGGCGGAGCGACAAAATTGTGCTCATCTGATATGACTTCCTTCAAATTATGCGACGTCCCCTGACGGCCGCGCATCTTCTTGCTTGGCGACGGCAGCGGCGGCCCGAGCCGAGACCGTCCCGTGGCATAGGCTTGGGCGCAGCTTTGGCGTTGACCCCAATAATAGCCTACCGCTATATGCTTCCCATGAAGACGGTCCGCTATTCGACCGAGGCCCTGCGGAACCTGAAGCGGCACGGCAACATGGCGGCCCGGATCAGGCGAGCCCTGGACGAATACGCGGCGGACCCGGCTGCTCACGCGAACAATGTGACGCAAATGGTAGGATCATCAGCCAGCCGGATGCGTATCGGCGACTACCGCGTAATCTTCGTCGAGACCGAGACTGAGTTGTCGGTCCTCCGCATCGGCCCACGCGGCGGCGTTTATGAATGAAGGAACATCGGGCATGACCATCCAGACTACGATCTCGCCTGACGGGGAGCGTCTGGTGACGATGACCGCCGACGAATATCAAGACCTCATCGATGCCCGCGACGCCGAAGCCGCCATGCGAGCCATCGCGGCCGGAAAGCTGCAAACGCTGTCCGGAGAGGATGTGGACGCCTACCTGGCGGCACCGACGCCGCTGGCGTTCTGGCGCAAGCATCGCGGGTTCACACAAGCCGACATGGCCCAGGCAATCGGCGTATCTCAGCCCTACCTGGCGCAACTGGAAAACGGTCAAAGAGAAGGCTCGGTCTCGGTCTATCAACGCCTCGCCAAGCAATTGGGACTGAGCGTGGATGAACTGCTGCCCGATGATCCAGCCGCCGACTGATCATTTCGGCTCGATAGCGTCAGGCCGGTTTGTGCTTAGCCCGCAGCGCGGCGGCCCGAAGCAGTTGGGCCGCTTTCTCGCCCCCGGCGTCCGGATCGTTGTCCGGCGCCGTCGCGCTGATCGGATCGACATCCAGCGCCTCGACCACGCCATCCAGCAAGCTCAGCGCCTTGGCGTGGTGCGTCATCCCCTCGGCCATGTAAGCCTTGGCGGTGCGCAGGGACTTGTGTGCGAGGCGGATCGCGTCCTCATGCGCCACCGGCGGGTCGTCATCGCCTGGTGCGCCATCATCTTTCCGGCGCCCCAGAAGCCGGCGCAGGGCCGCCAGCAGCTTCTCATCCGCCTCCGGCGCCGCCGCAGCGCCACCATGGACCGAGCACTCGGACGGATCGGCCAGGCCGCACTCCTCATCCGCACTGCGACCGCAGGTGCAGACCGTCGCGCCACCGGCAGGCTTGCGATTCGCCCGCAGTTCGCCACGGAACTGGTCGGCACTCATCAACGCCGTCATGAATCCTCAGCCTCCGACAATAAACAGGCCGCGGCCGTCCCCGTAGATGCCCGACTCCTCCGCCATCGAGCGGCCGACCGACATGATCGCCGCGACGATCGCGTCGATGCGTTCGATCGAGCGTTCCTTGTCCGGCTTGACGTTCCCCGCCGGGTCGGTGCGGATCGACACATTCGAAGCGCACCAGTCGGCGACGGGATCGCCGCCGTGCTGCAGTTCTCGGGCCAGCACCTTGCGCATGAACTCCGCCGCCGCCGGCCCCATGCTGAGAAAGCCCTGGCCGAACTCGACCAGCTCCATGCCTTCGTCCGCAAGATTGCGGATGATCTCGCCGGCAAACGTGCGGTCGAACGCCAGTTCCACGATGTTGTAGACCGTGGACAATTCGAGGATCGCTGCCTCGACAAACTTGAAGTCGGTCGTGTTGCCTTCGGTCGCGATCAGGTGGCCCTGGTCGCGCCAGACCATGTAAGGCGCGCGGTCCCGCCTCGACCGCTCTTCGATGTTGTCCGCCGGGCACCAGTGGCGCCAAAGCAGTTTCCACCGCTCGCCGTCGCCCTGTGGCGGGAACAGCAGCGCCAGCGACGACAGGTCGTTGATCCGCGCCAGGTCAAGCCCGGCGAAGCACCTGCGGCCCCGCAGCGCGTCCGCGTCGATCGCCTCGGCCCCGTCCGGCCAGACCTCCATCGGGATCCAGCGTACGAGTTGCTGGGTCCATTGGTTGAGCCGCAGCCGCCGAATCGAGTTCTGCTGCGACGGCATCTCGCGGGCGAGCGCTACCTCGGCACGCAGGTCCTCGATTTGGAGGACCGAACCGAGCGACGGATTCGCCTTGCGCCAGGCCAGCTCATCCTGCCAGTCATCGCCATCATCAACGGTCGCGATGTAGGCGAACCACCGATCGGCGGTCACCTCGGGGATCACTCCCTCCAGGACCTTCGCCGAGAAATCCCAATGGTGGTAGCAGACCGACGTACGGCTCACGCCCGCCGTCGTCGTCTCGTACATCAGCGGCTGGAGCCGCGCGCCCATGCCGGTGTCGAGCTTTTCGATCACGCCGGCATCGGGATGCTCGTGCAGTTCGTCAACCAGCGCGACGAAGACATTCAAGCCGTCCATCTTCGATGTGTCGGCCGAGAGCGGCCGGAACCACGATGCCGTCGGCAGCACCGCGAGGTTGTTTGTCGTCTTCACGATCCGCCGGCGCAGTGCGGGCGAGCCGGCCCGCATGCGCTCCGCCTCGGAGAACACGATCCGGGCCTGATCGCGCGTCGTCGCGGCGGAGTAGATTTCCGCGCCGGGCTCGTTTTCGTCTATCAGCGCCTTCAGGCCGATACCGGCCTCGATAGTCGATTTGCCGTTCTTGCGGGCGGTGGACACGAACGCCGTGCGGAAGCGCCGGACCTCGATCTTCTTGTCCGGCAGCAGGAGCTTCCAGCCGAAGATCGAGCCGACAACGAACAGTTCCCAATCGAGCAGATTGAACGGCTTCCCCGCGTATTGCCCCTTGCTGTGCCGCAGCACGGCCGGGAAGAACTCGATCGCGCGCTGGGCGGTGGCGCGGTCCCAGCGCAGGCCGCGCGCCGGGCCGTCAACCAGGTCGCGCAGGTGCCGCTCGCAGGCGAGGCGCACCAAGCGGCCGGTAATGACTTGGTTCCCGACGACCGCCCTGGCGTATGCCTCTACCGGGTCTTGCGGCTTGGCCCGGCGCCTACGCCCTGCCACGCAAGAAGTCTTCGGCCGGGTCGAGGTCCCCCGGCGCGTCGCTCGCCTTGATCCGCGAGCGCGCCGAACCCGACAGGCCGATCTGCTCTCTGAGAGCTGGCGCACCTGATCGAGCGCCTTGTTCGCGGCCGTCAGATAGGGCGAATACATCGGAAACCCGTTCGCAGCCTTGATGATTAGCCCCGTGGTGACGAGCTGACGCTCGCACTCGACCCACCGCGCCCAGGCTTAGCAGTAGCCGGCGATGACAGCGCGATCGAGCTTGGCAATCGGGCCAACCTCCGCGAGCAGCACCGTGATGCGATGCCACTCCGCCAACGCCTCGTCTTTCAGCATGTCCGGCGGGTCGGGGATCACCGTGCGCGGCGTCGCTTCCCGATCGTTGAGCGGGCGACGACCGGGATTGCCGGTGATGAGTTTCAGCTTGGTAGGTTTCGGCTTAGGCCCGAGCATCGGCTTCCTCCGCCTCGGCCGCCGCGCGCGCTTCCGCTTCCTCGGCGAGCGCCTTCCCGGCCAGCTCGGCCATCATCCGCAGCGCAACGGCGGTGTTGTGGACGCCGGTTGTGTGCTTGACGGCGAGCAGGCCCTGGAAGAACCGATCGAAGTCCGCATAGGCCCCGACCAGGCGGGTGACCGCTGCCTTCGATTTGGCGATCCTGGTCAGCCATCCCGTGAAAATCGTCGCGTCGGCCGGCAGGAAGGAGATGTGCAGTTCCTCGTAGAACGGCTGGCCGACGCGCAGCACCGAGGTGTCAAGGTCCTCGACCTTGAACGCGTCATCGGTCAGGCGGGAATATTCCTTCCACCCGAAGTCGAGTTCGGCATAGAGCGATTGGAGAATGTTGGGATCGTCCTCCCCGACGACCGCGTTGTGGCTAAGTTGCAGCGCGACGAATTGAGCGCGGGTCAGCGGGGTCAGAATTTCGAGAACGTCCACTTCCTCGATGCCCGCCTTCATCGCCGCCGGGACGCGATGGTTGCCCGAGGTCACCAGCAGCTTGCCGTCCACATGGCCCACGAGCGGCACGCTGGTCAGGCAGCCGTCCGCTTTGATGTTCGCGACCAAGCGGGCGAACGTCGCCCCCCTCATAAAGCGGGCGTTCTTTTCAAGCAGCGTGAGATCGGCGAGCGGCATCCGTGTGACGCGCGTTTGCAATGAACCGCTGGAACCACTCGGCGTAGATTTCGCCGGGGGTTTGGCGTCTGACTTTGCTGGCATAATTCAAATGTCCAGGGCCACGGCCCACAAGGTCAAAGATGCCTCGATACTTCATGGACACCGGCCTCGACGTGAACGCCGTCGTCATCACCGAGTCGATGCGCTGCACAAGCCTGACCTGCATCCGGTCAATCATCGTCGCCGAGGTTGCCAGCATCGCGATGAGCTTTGACACTCGGCTTTTCGGCGACAACGCGAAATCGGAGAGCAGGTAGAGCAAATCCCCTCCCCGCGATAGACGGTCACCGGCTCGTGCCGTTCGAGCGTGTGGTCGGTCAGCACGCAACAGCGGACCCGCATGGCGTCCAGCTCATCGAGCCACGCTCCAGCGCGGCCGGGTCCCAAACGCCGTATGACGGCCGCGGCCAGTCGGTGTTTTGATCCACGAAGCGGTACAGCCGCTCATACCCGTTCTTGTAGGTTGGCGGAAAAGCCGCGACCCCGCCTCCGACCTCGGCAGCGCGACGCGCCTGCTCCCGGAATTCGCCCGGGTGGAAGCTGGCGATGTGCAAGCCTTCGAGGAACGCATCGAGCCGTTTCCAGACCGGTGCCAGGAACTCGACAAACCTTTCCTCGTAGTGCGCAAAGTGTGCCTGAGCGTAGGGATTGGCGCCCTTGTATTTCGCCATCTCCAACGCGACCTCGACCGCCGCGGCGCGTGCCGCGAAGGGTTGGCCGGCGAGCAGTGGCTCGATGAAGGCGAGGCGACCCTTGAACGCGATCGGGAATTCTGCCCCGGTGGCGAGTGCGCCGAGCGTACAGGACAGCAGCGAGACATCATTCGAATGGACGGCGATGGTGGGGTGAACGTCTCTCACCGCGCGGTCGAAGCGAAATGACCCGGAGCATCCGACGAAGACCTGGCGCCAGTCGGTGAAGGGCATCGAACGGGTAATTTGCTCCACGGCAGGACGCGGCACAGCCCCGACGAACATAAGTTACCTCCAAGGCGAGAAGTGTCGAATCGCCTGACGCGCTATCGAGGCATCACGCTACCATGATAGCAAAATAGCAGCCCGTATGCAGCCTCGTCTGTTCGCCAAAGGCCTAGTCTATAACGGTAGTTTTCAATGTTACCTGTCGCTCACTTATGCTAAGATAGCACTGTCTGAAATGGCTCTTACGAAAGGACGATTCCCGTGCCGACGCTACCTCTCATCAAAACTGCGTCGTGGGCAACCAAGCTCCCCGACGATCATCTGCGTGTCGGCATTTCGCGCGGCACGCCGCGCCGATTGCCGGCCGGCTACCGCATCTATCGGACGCTCGCACCAGGGCCTTGGTTCAACAGTGTCGGGATCGAAGAGTACTACCGCCTATATCGAACCGAGCTCCTCGGGCGCCTCGACCCCAGGCTCGTGGCCGATGCGCTGCTTGGCCTCGCCGGTGGCCGGGTTCCGGTGCTGCTTTGCTATGAACTGCCTACAGCCGGCCAGTGGTGTCACCGCGCGATGGCCGCGGAATGGCTTGCCGAGGCCCTCGGCGCGACGGTGCCGGAGTTCGGCTATGAGTCACTGCCGCAGCACGAGCATCCACTGATGCCGCCGCAGCTTCGCCGCGTCATCACCTCGACCACAACGCCTGACGTCGGACCCTTCACCGGCCGCACAGCGACGATCGCCGGCGAGTTGCACCGCGTCGTCGGACCCGACCCCGCGAAGCCCGGCATGGCGATCATCGCCGCCGGCGACAGACAATTCTCCACCGGCATCGAGACGCTGCGCCGCCAGTTCAGCAAGCCGTGAGCCGAACCTCGCACGGCGCCATCGTCCGGCGCGGTGCGACTGCGCTTGGAGCGGCTACGGGAACTGCACCCGCCCAGAGGTTGGAGCCTCCGGTCAACTAATTGTCGCCGAAAATAGAAGTAACGAGGGCAACTATTATAATACAGTCTCGCATTATTGTTGTATTGATGCCGTAACAGTGATATAAGATACTCACTAATTTCCTGCTACGGAGCTTACCCCCAATGTTTGACACCACCAGGACCGCCGGCCGTACCCAAGCGGAACGGCGCGCCGATCCCCAGGACCGGATCGACGGCAGAGCCGATCGCCTCCGGGGCGAGGCCTCCGCGCAACTCCGGCACGCGGACCAAATCTCCGAGCGGTTCGCCGGAGGCCAACCCATCCTGGTCGGCCACCACTCCGAGCGTGGCGCACGGCGCGACCATGCGAGGATGGATACCGCGATGCGCAAAGGCATAGCACTCAGCCGCGAGGCCGCTGCGGTCGCATCAGTCACGCCGTCAACCGCCGTGGCTGGTCCCGAACCCAAGCAAGACCCTCTACAGCGTCACGCTGCGCGGCGCTGTCGATCTGAACCTGCCGTTCCGCTTCAAGGGCGGCGCGTCCCACGGCCGCAAAATCCCGTTCGCGGCAACCCCATCCGCTCCTACCAAGGGGTAATTCACAATGTTCACCGCGGAACTCGCTCGGTTGAAAACCGAGTATGTCCGGCTGCCCGAAAAGGATCAGACCTTCGCCCTGTCGCTGCTCCAGCAGCAAGCCCGCAACGGAACCCTCTCGGCCAAGCAATGGCCGTGGGTCAAGAAGCTCATCGATCGCATCGACCAGCCGCCCGAGGCCACCGGCCCTCGCAACCTGGGTGACCAGACCGAACTCCGGGCGATGTTCGCCACGGCCGGCGAGAAGATCAAATTCCCCCACCTGCTGCTCCGCCACGACGGCGACGGGTATTCCGAGACGCTCAAGGTCTGGATCGCCGGCGCGCGGTCGATACAGCCCGGCTCGTTTTCCGTCACGACAACGGCCGTCGCCCGCGAGTGGCTCGGCCGCATCATGCAGGACGGCACCTGGACACCGGGGCACACGCGCAGCGCGGTCGAATACGATAGCGTTGCCGACCTTCTCTCCGAACTGATCGCCGCACCGCACGCCTTCCTCGCGGCCAACGGCAAGTCGGCCGGTGCGTGCTGCTACTGCGGGACCGAACTCACCGATGCGCGCAGCGTGGAGGCTGGCTACGGCCCGACTTGCGCGAAGAAATGGGGCCTGCCCTGGGGAACCCGGGAGCCGACACCGCTGCCCACCGAGCCGAAACGATAAGCGGGATCGCGACCAGTTTATAAGTAATTTACGCGCATTTGGCGGATCGCCTGCCGGATGTCGCCGGAGCAATCGAAAATGGCCCACCAGACGACGACAGGGGTCCGTTCTCTCAAACCACGGACCTTCACCATGCAGCAGATCGAGGAGGCGAGCGGTATGCAAGCCGGCTTCTGCCTCGCCTGCGGCGCCATGCAGGAATGTTGCGAGCCAGACGCTCGGAAATATCGCTGCGACAACTGCGGGAAATGGTTACACTTCGCGGCGTATGGTGCGGCAACTTGCCTCGCGGTCGGGCTTATCGCCTGTAGGGGATTCTCGTGATATTACTCGCGAGTCTGGGGTTTGCGCCGAATTCAGGTCTCAGGCGGCAAGGCGGAAGGCCGTCATTTGGTTGGTGTCCTGTCGTTCGGTGACGAATTT